ACTGAGATTGTTAGTCATAGATGCCTCATCAATAACTTCATATGTGCGAGATACCAACTTGCTGTAGTGAGTGTCTGCTGCTGCCAGTGCCTCTTTAGCACGAGCACGAATAGCGTCGTTGGCTGAGGCCATGACCTTCCACTCATTAATAAGTGTTACTACTCTTTGTCTTGGTATAGCAAGTTGTTTTGAGATTACTGTTGGATCATTACCCTTTAGGTATTCTTCCACTACCAAGTTGACTTGGTCAAGATGCTTAACTAGATCGTCTTCAGTTGACATACTTGCCTTCCAGCCTGTTGATCTCATCTTTAATATAGAAAATTGCCTTCTCTAAATCTTGTATGGTCTTTGCTTCATCCTTAAGTCCTGCTCTCCAAAGATACTTGAAAGCATTACCAATATTAAAATTACGATGACGAGTTATCTCAATGCACTCAATGCCAGATGGATCTGATGTGTAGTGCAGTGGATTATTTACTTGGTCAACGGTTATGTTTAGATTATCACTCATAAGATTCCTCTTCATCAGATTCCCAATCAAATGTTTCTGGAATACCTTTTAACGCAGCAAACGCAAACGCAAAACCAACGCTACCTGCAACGGCAAGTGCTATCAATGCTTTTTCAAATTTATTCATCGTTTTGATTTCCTTAGTCCAAACTTAGCAAGATAAACATAGATAGTCTCTAATGAACATCCACATTCCTTTGCAATTTCTTCTGGTGTTTTTTTATCCATAAGGTACCTCTTACGCATAAAGGTTTCACTTGTATATAGTTTAGCAGCCATGATACTAGTTGTCAACTCCAATTGCTTTTCCCCAATTCTTTAGTGCCCAGTGACCGATACCACAAGCGTCTGCGACATCGTTATCTGTAATTGTCCTATCATAAATTGTATTAATAAACTTTATAGTTCTTTCTTTTCTAAGCATACGCTCATGCGCTTTATAGTAAGACTCAGACTTTCCAGGTATTTGTGAACGAATAAACAACTGTTCATCCTTAGATATTTTTTTATTACCTATAAAATTTTGCCAAGTAATAGGAGAAACTTTTCCTATAACTTTTGTCCCAGTCTGTCCTGCTGATCCAAGTATTGCTCCCTGAACCAAAGCAAGATCTGCTGCAGTCTTTGGGCTATTCATAAATACAGTATGCTCAATTACAATTGCTTCAAAACCACCGTAAATATCAAAGAATGCTTTTACTTTTTTACCAGCATCCATAACCTTTTCGTATACATTATTTCCTTCAAAATATATTTTCCCTACAGACTCAAGATCATCGCCAGAAAATAATGCAAAGGCAAGGCTGTTTGTGCTGGCATCAATAGCACAAATTTTATCTGGCTTTACTTCTAGACCCCACTTATTTTTTACCATTTATTTTTCCTTTTATTTCTTTTATTGCTTTAATGACTGCATCAGGATTTACGCTGCAAGATGAGCAAACTGGATCATCATTGTATATAGAAAGTGGTGTTGAACAGGACTTGCAAAGTCTTGTCTTGCCTTTTCTTTTTTGTCTTTTAGATTGAAGATACCTTGCTGCAATCTTTTCTTTTGTTGCGATGTCTCTACAGTTTGGAGAACAGTATATTTGATAAGATACTGTTGGCTCAAAGTTGTTGTCGCAGCATTTACAATTGTTCACCGAGAATCTCCAAGGGTGCTATTTTTAACACGCCTGGACCTGCAGACTCACATGCTTTTTTAATTGGGCATGACTTGCATATCTTGGAGTTTGATCTATAGTTTTTGTTTGGCAGGGTTTTGTCTTCCCATGTCTTGCGAACTAATCTCATCCAATCAAATGCCTGGTCTACCCACCGACGGTAATGATCGTTTACATCTACAGGTATCAAAAGAAGTTCATGATTATTTTTATTTTCATAAATCATGACACCTGTTGGTCTCTTTAAGATCTTCATATAAATAAGCAATTGCATTAGGTGACCATTCTTGGCCTTGCCTGATGCTTTTCTATATTCAAACCCTTCGTTCATCATTGTTTTAATTTCACCAATGAGTTCTTCTCCCTGCCAATCAAACATAACATCACCATATCCAAAGATGGGTGGATCATCATGCTTAATCTTAAACTCTGTAGTGGCCTCGTTATTTTCATCACGATAGACCTTAACAATACCAGCATTCATCATTGCATTTTGAATTCTTGCATGAGACAAAGTTCCAGCAGTCATATTTGCTGCTGCATACGCATCTGCATTATCTTCAAACATCTGACCATCAAAAGCAAGGTACCAATATCTTGCACACTCTCCGTGACCGTATGCTATGGTAGATGGAGCAAAAGTTTTCTTTGTTGTGTGCTTATCTACACGAGTAATCGTGTATCCTTCTTTAATTTTTGCTTCAAGTCCTGCTATGTCCATTCGATGAACTGGCTTTTCTTCTGGCTTAATCATAACTGTGTGCAGTAAATTTTTCGTCATTAATTTTCTCGTTTCTATTAGTATAAGTATAGCAGACTATCGAGTTATATATTTTAACGCAGACACTAGATTATTAATAGATTCTGCTGCCGTATAATAAAGATTTTTTTTACCACGATCTGACTTGTCAACATTAGCCATCCATGTAGCCTTGAACGCCATCTTAGCAGCAATTGCCTGAAGTCTTACAATTTCAACAGTAGCCACATTTAAAGGAATGTCTGGCTTAATGATGATTTTTGCAATAAAAGTTAATGCTGTGGTTAGTTCTTCGTCTTCCATGTAGTCTGCAATCTCTGCAAGACCATTTACCATATCTATTGTTGTGCCTTCATTTTGCATTTAGTTTCCTTTTTTAAGAACTTTTAAGTTTAAAAGTGCGTCTTCTTTTGCAAAAAAATCTTTATTATATTGTGCAAACACTGGATCTGCTTGCCAAGTTGCCAGTCTTTCTTTTCTTTTTTCTGGATCACGAGAAATATTATTTAACTTTTCAAAATCTTCTCTTGTTGCAAAATGCATTGTTAAAACCTCAGTCTTGTCTCCTTCTTTAAACAAGACAGGTTCTCTCCAGTGTACTTGACCAGCACCCCAGAATATAAGAAGATCTCCGTACTGAAGATTAAAACTTTCACCCTCAATTACTATCGGCCAATCAATATTACTATCTAGTTGATAGTCCATAGTCATTTTTGTAAAATAATTATCTGAATCATAGTGTACTGGTAATTTTGGATTTGTTGAGCCGTGATGTTCTTTTGTATAACTTAGATAACTGTTGTGAGACATAAATACTGTCTCTCCGATCATCTCTGATGCAAAAGATTCAAGTTTGGCCTGGATGCTTGGTGGATACATAAGTTCTATCTGCATTCTAGATAAGTCTGGAAGAATAAGTGGAGAGTGAAATGCTGATAAATTTTTAGCATTTTTTTGATACTTCACTATTGCAAGTATCACCTCTAGTTCTTCTTCTGTAAAGAAGCCCTTTATGATGTGTGGCTTTATTTCGTTTTTTGGTGAGTGTCCTGTGTCCATAATACTATTATACACCATCCTCTGAAAGTTGTTCTAGTATGCTCATCTCAATTATGGCAAGTCTTACCTTTGAATTACCCTCGCCGATTACTACAACAATGGCTGGATCCTTTCCATTTTTCATGGCATCTGTAGTAGCCTTAGCCCAAACCTCTTTATTTAAAGTAAAGGATTTTCCAACTTCTTTAAAGTCTACAACAAAGTTTTTCCAGGAAGCATCCCCCTTTTGGGTGTTACGACCAGAGTTCTTGTGCTGTTTAGCACCTATACGTTTCGACTCACTCTTCTCCGTCATTACCCTTCCATTTCTGCTTACCAAACTTTACAGTACTTAAATGTTTGTTTACACACATCCAAGTTGCTGTCTTTGTGTCTGGGTAAAGCCTTAAAGACTTAACCTCAGTCTTACACTCATGACAGGTAAACTTTCCGTAGTATACAGTGAAATTAGCCACTTAGTTTTGCCTTGATTGATTCTTGCAAGTCAAGATCCTCTCTCACACGATTAACAAATGCTTCTTTGCCCTGAACTTTTGTCCCGTCAGGAAGTATGTACCAGGCCCCTGTACGCTCTACAATACCGTTTAGTTCTGCGGTAGTAACCAAATCACCAATGGTATCAAGACCAATATCGTCACCTCTAAAGTAAAAAT